CGAGGTTGTTGCCACTTCCCGACTCGTCGCGCACCGTGGTGCTCACCGGCACGGTGACGAACTCGCGCCCGAAGAAGCGGCCTTTGAGGCTCGGGTGCCGGTAGGTCGGGTCCATCAGCAGCGGCACCTCCTGCTGGGGGACAAACGCCCCGAGGATCAGCTGCAGGTCGAAGAGGTTGCCAACGAACGTGGCGTTGATTGAGGGCACCAGCGTCGTCGTACACGCCGCGTTCGCGGTGGGCACGTTCGGGGCGGATGTGCGGGTCCGCAACGCACCGTTGACGTACCCTCGCACCGTCGAGCCGTCGTACGTAATGGCGATGTGCTTCCAGACGTTGTCAACGTGCTGCGCTCCGGCGACGGCGCTGTACGTGGTGCCCGCACTGGCCGTGTAGTGTCTCACGTTGATGTCTGCGGCCTGAATCACGATGGCGTACCCGTCGCGCAGGCTGTTTGCCGTGCTTGCTTGCCGGATGATGTCGCCGCCCGAGTTGCCGCCCAGCCATCGCATCCAGAACGCGAAGGTGTACCCGCCCGCTGCATAATTCAGCCCCGTCACGTTCGTCGCCGTGGCGTTGCTGCTGGCCGCGAAGCGATACACGCTCGGCACGGTTACTGCGCCTCCATCACGATGGGCAGCACCTGTAGCGCGAAGTTGCTCGCCGTCGCGTTCAGGGCTTGGCCCGTCGCGTTCCACACCGCGATGTTGTAGTCGGGGGGCAGATCATACGCCAAGAACGTCTTGGTGTACGTGGTATTGGTTGCGGTCGTGACGACAATCGACCCCAGTACCTCGGCAGACGTTGGCTCCGTCGTCAGCGGCGAGGTTGCCGTGGACCCCAGTCCGTTGTCCGACAGGTCGAGTGTGCCGTCGTTGCTATGGCGTACCAAATACACGCGCACCGGCGAGTTCGCGGTCGGGGCCGTGCCACCCGTCGTGATTCGCACGAATACCATCGCCATCGGGGCGCGGGTGGTCGTGTTGTCGATGATGGCCGACAAGCTGCCCGCGTTGTTCGCCAGTGACGCGAGCGTAATCGTCGGGGTGACGATCGTTTTGTAGGTACTGCGAATCTCGCTCGGCATGGCTTACACCGTGCTGAACTGGATGATGCCGTCGGAGTTGAACGTGAACGAGACATCGCCCCCGTTCGTCGGCGTGTTCGTTACGTCGAGGTACGCGATCAGGCGCGAGGTGGTGTCGTTGCTCACGCCCTCCTTGATGATCAACATGGCCGCAATCGTCGCTCCGGTGCCCAGCGCGGTCCATGTGAGGTTGCCCGCGCTGAACTCGGCACGGTTCCCCGCTTGGTCAACCACAACGCCTTTGCCAGTTAGATCTTTCCGCCCAGAGCCACCCCAGCCCCGCGTGTAGCCCGTGACGTTGATCTCGGCATCCACCGGGTCGTTCGCGCCACCCGCATCGACCACCAGATCGGTGCGAGCGGCAGTGTACTGCGAGGTCACCAGCATCGTCTTGATCGTGTCGTTAAGCAGATCAATGGTGCCGTTGTTCAATTCCTCAGCCGCTTTGTTGTATACGAAGCTCATGTCAGTCTCGTCCGTTGAGCGTGTAGTGCCCGTTGTCCTTGCGCGTCAGATCGGCCTTTAGCACGGTCAACTCGGACTTCACCGCCCGCCCGTTGACCGCAATTTCGCGAGAAAAGCGGACGAGTTCGTTCTGTTTGCCCTCTTCGCGCTCTTCCACCCACTGCCATCCCCGGAACTCCAGCACCCGCCGTGGGACGGCAGGGGGTTCTACACGGGGCGCAGCGGGCGCACTCGGCATATTGACGACCGAGACGACCTCAACCGGCATTCCCGGTGGGAAATACGTGTCTGGCGTGTACCACAGGACGCGCCACTGCCGTACCAGTGCGGCCCAGAGCGAACTTAGCAGTCCCATGCGCGAAGACTCTTGTTAATGCGCGAATCCGGGTCGTTGGCCGTCTTCGCACTGGTCAGTTTCTGCTTCATCCCCTTCATGCGCTTACAAAACGCGACCCGACGCTTGGCTTTTTCGGGCGAAGCTGCTGCTTCCGACGCTTTGACAGGCGGTTTGATGTCCTTCCCCTGCGCCCGCAGCGAAGCGCGGCCCTTTTCGTTGAGGCCACCCTCTGGATTCTGGCCTTCCTTGCGCTGCCACGCCGGGGACTTGGGCATCAGGCCTCGTCCTCGTCTTCGTCTTCGTCCTCATCGGGCATCTCGTCGGCGTCTTCCTCGTCGTCCTGCTCCGATTCGCCCTTGAGCAGCGCCAACTCGGCCTTGAGATAGCCGATCTTCTCTTCGAGCGCGGCAATCTTCTCGGCTTTGGACAGGCCCTCGCCCTTGCTCGCGTCGAGTGCGTCCTCGTCCTCGCGCGACTCATCGTCCCGCATGGGCATCGGGGGCTTGGGCTTGCCCAGCGCGATCATGATCGCCATGCCCGGAGCGCCCTTCCGCTTCATCGCCGCCTTCCGACGCCCGTGCCCTGCGCTCTTGGCAATCACCGCATCCATCCCACGCTTCGGCTCTTTCATCTCACCAACCCTCTCCGGGCAGTTGTGCCGTGAAATTGCCCTGTAGCGCCCAAGGCGGGCTGCCGGGGCCATCTTCTGGCATAACATAGGGATCATCCGAGCGAATTGCCAACCCCGGCGGGGCCTCTGGCACCACCCCCTGCACCCGATCCCAGCCGTGCAGGGCCAGCGCCAGCGCCATCACGCCGTCGTCATGCAATCCCGGCGGGGCCTCGTAGCGCACGCCAGTGGCGGTGTACAAGAACTCAAAGCTTTCCAGCTCCCCAACAAGCCACCCGTCGGGGATTTTCAGCTCATCCCCCTGAAACGCGGCCACCAACCGCTGCATCAGGCGCAATTTGGACGGCTGGGTGAAGACATGGGGGGTCACCGACACTCCCATCCCCTGTAGATCCGAGACGATGGCATCCCCCACGCCGGTCGCGTCGGCCACGATTGGTGTTTGCCCGACGATGTCCCGGACCTTCTGCTTGGTCACCGCCCACGGGGCTTGCCAGCGGTCGAGAAAAACCACGCGCCGGTAAGCGTCGAGGCCTACCACCACGGTGAAGTCAAGGCTGCGGGCGAGGTCCACCCCGTAGACTACAGGGTCCGTGCGTTCTGCTGGAGGGGCCGGTGGTGCAATGGCGCGACGAACCGCATCAAGCCCAAACGGGTTAGCGCCGTCGTCCGTCGGGATGCCTTCAAACTCTTGGGCAAAGACTTCCGGGGGGAGTTCTTTGCGCGCCATCGCCACTTCCTCTGGCGGGACATACGGGTTGTCGAGCGTTGACGCGCGAAAACTCTGCCAGTCCGGGTCATCGGTCATCCCACGATTGAACAGCGTCACAAACCCATGCCGCCGCCCGCGTGGCGTCCCCAAGAACAACGCGTGTCCGCTGAGATCGACCAGCGTGGGGCGAATCGCTTGCTGCCAGATCAGGAGCAAATCCGGGACGATCCCGGCCTCATCGATGACCACGCGCTTGTATTTGCGCCCCAGTCCCGGATCTGGCCCGTCCAGCGTCCACATCTCAATGACGCCACCCGTCACCAGTTCAATCCGGCGCTCCTGATCATTCGACCGGCTGACCACCGGCCCCAGTCGCTGCAGCAACTCGCGCCAGACCTCCAGCACGTACTTGTACGTCGGCGCAAACCACCCCACGGGGTGCCCCGCCAGCGCGTCATCGCACACCTCGCGAATGCCGAGCGCGGTCTTCCCGAACCGGCGTCCACACATCACCACCTTGAAGCGGGCGGGATGATCGTGGACGCGTTGCTGTCCGGGGTGCCGACGACTGAGCCGCACCTCTACCTGCCCTGCTCCCGCTTTCCCTGCCTTCTTCTGGCTCACCGTCCGCTCCGGGTCCGCTCGATGCCGCGATCTCGCGTTCTCACGTTTCTCGTTCCTCGTTTCTACTCTTTCACACGTTATCGTTTGGGTGACACACGTGTCACCCCTGACACGCGTGTCACCCCAAATACACCCCGAAGGGGTGTGCGGGTGTGATTTTTTGTGCTGGGATCAGGATTTGATGGCTGGGGGGAGGTGCAGGGCATGGAGTACCCCTTGCTCCACGGCGCGTACCGCGTCGGCGGCGATGGCGTGCCGTACCGGAAGGTCATCCTCCACAATTTTGACGGTCAGAGCCTGATTCCCCTGATGCTCCACCGTCTGCCGATCCCCAAACTCGGACGGGTTGGCCTTGGACGCCGCCCACTTGAGCGTCTCAATCAGCAGCCGATCCGACGCGCTGGAGTAGTTCGTGCTATCCCGCGCGATTCGTACCGCCTCTTCCGCCATCGCTTGCCCCTGCAGCAAGCGGGCGCGCCGGTACGCCTCTGCCCACTCCGGGTCGGCCTGAAACCACTTCCGCACCGCGCCCGGAGCCAACCCTCGCGCGGTCGCCAGATCCTGCACGGTTTCTCCCCGCGCCATTCCCTCCAGCACCTCCTGCATCGTCGTCACCCGATCCGGCGCTTCTTCCGCGCGCCGTTCGGAGACTACCCGCCCCTTCCGCCCCGCCTTCGTCTCGGTCATCGCATCCCTCCCGTTTTCGTCCGGGGAAAACTCCGGTTCTTTGAAGCGGGGACAACCCGCGCGTTCCCCGGTGTGTTTTTTCCGCCCTTCACCAAAGGCCGGATATGATCCACCTCCTCTCCCTCCCGGATTTTCCGCCGCTTCAGCACCATCCGGCGCAAACGCTTCCGCTTCGCATTCCCGCTCCGCGACCCCGTCCCGCTCTCGCCGCGTGCCTTCTGTCCCGCATACTCCTGCGCGTAATCCCGTACATAACCCGGACTCGATGGCATGTCCCCTCCTGTCGGTGTGCCCGTCGTCTCCAGCAACTTACACGCCTCGTTCATGCCCGCACCGTTGACATGTACCGAGAAGACGCTGGCCGGTTGGAGGTGGACGTAACGCTCGCAGTTCCCGCGCGGGGGTATACCCCCGCGCGCGGGCGCGCGTGCACGGGCGCGTGCGCGCGCGCACGCGGGCGCGCGCACGCCTGCGCGGGCGCGCGCGGGCGCAGGCGCGCGCGCAGGCGTGCGCGGGCGCGCCTGC